GACTTGTTTGGAGAGCAAGTCAAGAATCTCAGTCATGCGCTTGTTGCGTAAGTCTTGGAGGTAGACCAGACGCTGAACTTCTGAGCCACCCCAGTAGTAATCGTAAAGCGGGTTAGGGCAAATCTGCACAAATGGCAACTCGCCTTTAAGGAAGATAGACTCTCCTGGTCTGTCATAGATGATGATGTCAGGGTCTGCTTTTGTTACGCACTGATAATCTTTTGTCTCATCGTTCCACACCCATAACTCTGTCATCTCAACTGTGTCTTCAGCAACAGTCGCTTTGTAGCGGTTCATGCCACTCAAGTTCAAATTGACGTTGCCGTACAGGGTTGGATTGACTTGCGACATAAGAATGCGCTCAATACCAGTTGCTACTTCTGTGCGTTGGTGTTGTGAAGATGTAACACGGGCGACAATCTTTTCTCTTTGGGGGTGGCTGTACAGACGGTCAAGCAGTTCAGACTTGGTGATGTAGTAAGTCTGGACAATCGCTTCTTGCCTGTCGGTGTAAGCTGAGTCTTCCCGCAACACGCCTATACAAGCGGGTTCAACCATGTAGGGGTGGATACCGTTGTTGATGACCAGCTTAACAAAAGCGGAGTTATAGCAAAGTGACCAAGTAACGGCTTGGGAAAATACTTGGTCGGCATTACTGTTGAGCCACTCATCATTAAGTCCACGGGTTAGTGAGGGGACTTTGACTTGCTCGGTATTGGATACTGCCGCACCTGTGTTGATGCTGAACCTTGTGGTTTCCGCTGAGTAGAGGAACGAGGTCAGTTGGTCAATGTGCGGATATATTTTGTTGTACAGAGCGGGGGTGTCATCTGGGCCATTGCCAAACAGATAGTAAGAACGCAAAGAGTTGTAGTCTGCTTTGCGCTCTTCCCGACTGACCATGCACTTTTCTATGAGGTCTAGGTAAAAGCGTTCACGGTCAACGGGATTCTTTGGGATTCTCATTTCTTCACCTGTAGGTTGTCTGGGTCTGCCATATAGCTGGCGGCTCTCGGCCCTTGCAGGTCACCCGCTGCTCTAGGGTTGATGCCTACTGATTCTCCATTAACAGACTTGAATTGTCCACCCATCACGGATTTCATGTTGATGTTACCCCCGCTACCCCAGATTACAGAGTCGCCAGGTCGTGCTTGCTTCTGTTGGTTTTGGTTTTGGGCGTTCATAGCGTCTGTAGCCTCGGCAAATTGCTTGTCAGTTAGCTTGTTTTTGCGTTTGAGGTAGCCAGACTGGTGTTCACCCTCATGTGTCTTCTTAATATCGGTCATACCGAAGTCAAGAGCCAGATTGTTGAGGTTTTTGTCGGTTGCAGAGGTCTTGGCAGACCTTGTACCTACTGGTTTGAGGTGTACAACGGATAATTCCCCTTTGCAGTGCTTCATAGGGCATGTAGCCTCCCATGCTTCAAAAATTCCGTGGTTTGTGCAGTAATAGTCTCTCAGTATTCCCATTTTTACCCCCTTAGTGCTTCATCAAGTGAAATTTCGCTGTAATCGTGCCTGTTTACCATCCCAACCTTAACTTTTATGCCTTCTGACGTAACTTGTAACCCCATTTTGGGCATAAACACGGGTTGAGATTCTTTCCTGTAGTCCACATAGCGGGTGTTGTCTATGCGTTTCATAATCTTTACATTGCCTGCTTTCCACTGTTGGTAGGCTTTACTGACCCTACGTTGCACCATTTCGGTGAGTGGTTCTTTGTTATAGATGAAGACATCGTAAAAATGCCCGTGACTTATGCCTGCAAGTTCGGCAAACAGGGCTATAGAGATGCCTCTGTCCTTGTCGGCAGCAAACCTCTGCATGTGTTTTGTGAGTTCACGCTTGGTTAACGGGGGCATATCTGTACTCCAATGTGTATCCTGAGTCTTCCAAGAACCCTAAAAAGTCTATTTCGCCATAACTTTGGGTAGGGTCAGCGGGGACAACTATATGGTTAGTGCTTACTAACTTCCTTGTCTGGGCATGATGTCCAAGTAATTTGCTGTAATCAAAGTCTTCCTCATGGAATCCATATCCTACATACTCCATGCTGAAGTATTTGGCTATCTCATCAGGGCAATACTTATAACCATAAGATTGAAGAACAGGTTTTAATATAGCTGAGAGTTGTGCATCTTCATTCCACCCGTGTATCTCATTGCTGTTCAAGTGCATGATGCCATGCGAGTTACAGGCTTCTAAGAACCGCTTGCTTCGTAAAGAGAATCCACCGTTTTGCACTACCTTCACAGGCTCTGTGGCTTGCGTCCACGAAAACTTGAGATACAGATGCCCGTCACCAAACGCACAGTGTGAAGGTGCACCTATGTAATCGTAGTCATAGTATTCAGGTTTGAAGTTCTTGCCGTTAAGCACCCACCCATCGTCTTGGACTACAAGGCAGTAATCTGTCTCTATATAGGCGTACAAGCCGTGCATCATGAAGAGGGAATAGCCTAGGTAGTCTATGACATGACAACGCTTCCAAACGACATTGCTTGGCAAGTTGGGTGGCTCTTCTAGGGAGATAAGCAAGCCCTGTGAACCTGGCAACTCTTGCATAGACTTCACTATAGAAGGTATGGCAGATGCTCCATTGTTGTGCCCGTACACAGACACGATTGTCAGTTGGTCATGAACCATACATTCCTATCCTCTTTAAATAATCACTTACGTTTCTGCCCACGGCTATTTGTTCAGGGGAGAAAGACTCTTGGGCGGCGCTGACTGCACGGGTAATCTTCTGTGCTATGAGTCTTGGCTGAATCTGTTCGGCATAGGCTACAGAGACAAGAGCCGCAGCTATCACCCTGTCATCCTTACCCCGACCAGGTGCGCCTATAAAGCCGTTCTCCCGCACGATACCTTTCATCTCTTCTAAGGTATCCATGCTAAGAATGCTAATCATCCCCCGCTCAAAATAGTCTTTCATATACTGCAACATACGTTCCTTGCTGTTGCTTGTAGTTAGGTAGCCTATGCTGTTTGACAAGCCCCCTAGCGTGTCGTTTCTGCGCCAGATGTAGTTTTGCATACTGCCAAGCACATCCATCAAGTCCCGACCTGTTGCCCCTCCCATACTGCTTGCCAAGCGTTTCAAGTTCCGCAACTCGTTAATCACTGCCTGACCTGGGCCATTCACCTCCAAGTTCAGGGTGCTGTTCTTGTAAGCCCCTGCAAGGTGGGCTATCACCCACGCAAACTGGTAAGTGTTGAGTTCAGAGGTTGCAAACTCTGCTACTTGGTCTAGGCCATCTGCATAGCAACGAAAGACCTGAATACAGAACCTGTCTGCCCAGTCACTGCTGCCGTAGGCAGGGTCAGCACCAATGACATAGTACGCACTGTCTATAGGCTCTTCATAGACCTTGAGAGTACCAAGTCTCTCGGTAGACTTCAAGACCTCTGTGTCTTGGAACAGTTGCCCAAACGAATACCTGTAGTGGTCACACTCTGTCTTCTTACTCAGCTTGGCAGCTTCTGTACATCTGGTATGTGAGAAGAAGCTAGTGCCTGTCATCACAAAGGCATAGTCCTCAGTGGGTGGAAACTCTTGGTACATCAGGGCATCGTCTTTGATACCTTCGTACATCTTCCATCTCCACCAAGCCATCTGTCTGCTATTGATTTCAAAGCCGTACAGCTTCTTAATATCTCTGTGCCACTCTTTCTCTTCACCAGTCAGCTTGCCATCCCAGTAAACCTTGTAGATGTTGGAGTCAGCGGGGACTTGGTAATACTCGTTACGCCACCACCCGCAAAAGATTGCACGTTGAGTCTTTGCTCGCTTGGCAGTCTTGTACATGTCGTGGAACATGTTAAAGCCTTGAGCCGTACTCTCAAACATGTACAGCCTCTCTGGGTTCTTCTCAGCAAGAGAAGCTATCAACGAGGCTAGACCTTCTTCGTTACCCCATGAAGCGGTCTCTGTACCGTGAAGGTAAGTAATAGCCTTGCCTTGCCCCAAGCGAGATTTATTTCCCGCAATTTGGTAAAACAGTCTTGACCTGTTCTTAAGAACCATCTGGTTTCTATTGTGGGCAACCAGAGGAATCTTGTACTCTTTTGGAAGACCCTCAATGTACATAGCCAACGTGCTTCTGAACATGTCTCTGTTCTCTTCTGTATCAGCCACCAGTGTTCCTTGCCAACCTGGATGTGTGAACTGCCAATATAAATCAAGCGCAAGCGAAATGGTTGTAATACCAAGTTGACGACCTTTAAGAATAACGAAGAAATGAACATCTTCATCTAAGCCTTTCTGTATCTCATTCATTACATACGTCTGAGTACCGAGTAGAGTACCCATCTTTTTCAAGCCTTCTTCCTTTGTCTCAATCTTGAGTTCGGAACAAAACTTGTAAAACTTCTGTAGGTCAAAGTTCATCTATCTTCCAGTTAATGATGTCAACAGCAACTGCCTTATTCTTCGCACAAGCTATCAACTCCTTGTAGGTGTAGGGACTGTACTTCTCTCTCCACTCTGCGGCTAACTTAATCTTCTGCACTTTCCTAGTGCAAGACAAGGCTCTCTTCATCTCTTGTTGAAATTGAATACGACTGTCCCGTAATGCCATCCTCGTAGCCAACTCTGTATCCATGCTCCACCGCCCTCTCTATCTCCAACGCCATCATCAACATCCTGTTCTCTGTCTGGCAAAGACGAGTAACCAACATGCGACATACCGCACGTAACTCATCTTCATCCAACCAAAGAAGTTCACTCATCT